ACCGTGTACAGTGGATTGGGAGAAATCGTGGATGCGGACGGCTCGGCAGATACCTTCATTTGGAAAGGAAGAGTGTCTTCGGGTGGAAATTACTACCTTATCGGGTGTGAGTACATTAGCAAGACGCATTTGGGGACAGCCATTGAAAATACCTATCCCAAAATCAATATCTTGGACTTGGAACCGAGTTATAAGCACCTGTGGTTGCTATGGTCCGATATGAGAAACAACGGGAGAGCAGATGCGGCGGGAGGATTCCGAAGGGAGAAATTCGGGTTGATGTACCCCAAAGCAGAAAATTATGATGTGGGCCTATGGTACACTGACCAAGATGAGAACATGGACGGCATCATGGATAAATTCACAGACCTCAAGTTAGGAGAGGACTACGAAATGTGGGAAATGGATGGGACCAATGACCCTTCGACCGCTGGTGCGTGGTCTAAACCCGCAGACTACTCTCTCGGTGCGCTTGTAACTTCGGTATCTGATAATGGCTCCGGCAAAATGCGCCTTAACGGCTTTGACTCCACAACAAATTTTACAGTCGGAAGTTATGCTCACATTTATAATTCTGTCGCCATAGATGGGTTATATGAGGTACTTGCCACCAATGGGTCATACTTGGATTTAGACACGGCTTATGTTGCCGATAGTGGGAACACCGGTGGAATTCATGTAGCGCCTGCTGGTGGCTCAGAGATAGATTACCTTAGAACAGGCTCCGAAGTTTATCGAAATTGGGAGGATAAGGGGGGCTCATTCCTTGTACTTGATTCAGCGAAATTTTTCAATCTGAATACCACGATAAACAACGGCAAAAGCGGACAAACTGCTGGCGGAGCGACTGACCTTGAGGACTATATCGCCACAATTGCTGGGGACCCGGTTTTGATAGATTCCTATTGGAAGGAAGCCGTAGCCTCTTATTTCAATGTGGGTACACCCTACAATTCACACCCCCACGAATCATCGTTAGTGACTGATTATACTACCCTAACTGATGATGTGCCAAGAGGAAGGGATTATCTCTTGCCGACCGACATTTCTCTCTTTGATACCACGGGTTATGGGCGTGTAACGGGTATCAAGGATGCTGAGAGCGGGAGTTCTAATCCAACACTCACTGAATATTTCGCATTATGGAGAGGGAAGAATGAAACGGAAAGAACCGGTACTCTGACAGCGCGTAGTTATGCCTCGGCCGGGATAGTCCACCTCCACGACAGTAGCGCCACTTTTGAAACCGATGGAGTCAAGGCTGGAATGTACATTAAGAATGATACGAGCCCAATTACAGCCACCGACCTTAATGTGGTGGGTGCAGAGTATTATTGGAGAATTAGGTCCGTGGAGTCTGAAACTCAAATCACTGTTAATTTGATGGGGTACATCTACGATGCAACCGTTCTTACTATGCGACAAATCGCGGAAGAAAATCTCTATGGGGACACATGGGGACTTCAATCCGTCAAGTCTATTCCCACTGTGTATCAATTATGGGCCATTTCTGACGACTACACAATTCCAACACAGTTATATGGGGTCTTTGCGACCAGCACCACGAATATTAGTGGTGCGGCATCCAATTCACCCATCGTAAATCAGAGAAAACTGAATAGAGCCATGCACAACGCGGGCGACCGCTTTCAATATTTCAATGGTGAATTAAACCAATCCGCCTATGATACCGTTCAGATATCGAATAGTATCGCTCCCTCATATATTCTTAGATTAATGATGCAATTAGAGGGATTCACACGCAACGAAAACAGCGGCACATTCTTTGATAGCGATAAATTTAGAACGATTTGGAATGCGGGCATCATGGAAACATGGCTACCGAAAACTCGCCTCTCATGTATGTTCGATATCAATAACATTCCAAACACGAGAACCATGACCACTTACAACACCACCTCTACCAACGATTCCTACGGCTCAGTATTCGATACTCGCACAAAGACAATTTGGTCGAGCATTCAAGGAATACAGGGTGCGTCGGGGATAGGAACCACTAACGGCTACACTACCAATTTCTCTTATCTGATGGGAAGAGATGGGAGATTAGAATATCGTCCTAAGTACAACAGCGGGCATGACTTCTCTCGTGATAATCTGATGGTCAGCGACTTGAAGACTGATGTTACAGACAGAATTACCCATATTCGTGTCTATTATCGGAACGGACAAGCGTTTGTTGATTATCCCGAGCCCACTATGAGCGATTCTACACGATGGAAGATTATTGAATTACCCGATGTTTTCTCTGATGAAGAAGCAGTCGCAATAGGAAAAAAGGAGTACAATTCTCTGAAAAACTCACGCCTTTCCATCACCGCAAAACCCATCAAAGATACCACCACCGAAGACAAGATGTTATCGCACGGTAAATTTGGTTACATAGCGGACCCTCAACGGGCTATGCAAGGCTATAATGATGATACCAACGGCTACCAAGCGAAATATTGGAGCATTCTTGCCACGGGAGGGGTATTGTTTCCCGGGATGATTAATGCTATGGACGGCAATATGTACACGGCTACCACCGGGTTTGACGGCAACCCCGACATATACGATAGGTGGGGGCAAAGTGCTTCAATAGATTCAGTCTCGGCAAACATTGATTGGGACGAGAATTATTATTGGTACGGCTCAAACAGCGTTAATTATGCCGTCCAATTGGTTCATGTACCATCTAAGTGTCCTGTCGTTAGCGATACATCGGGAGAGGAATTGCGGGTGGGGGTGTGGTTGAAAACAGGACAAACAGGGACCGATATCGACAATGCAGAATTCACCGTTGGATTCCTTGACTATTCGTACACTGCCACTTCATCTGCTAAGGGTGGGGGTGCCCCGACTCTTGCTGTGAGTAGTAGAGAAGGGATGGGAACAAAGGATGTGAAGGATAGTGGATTCTATGAAATTGATGTTCCAGCCTCCTATTCATCCACACTAAATTCGGCAGGTGCTACCTTCGTTATCTCTTTCAACGCAGAATATTGTAGGGCGTTATTGCGTCATAGATGCGCGGACCCCGCAGGTGCCTCTATCCTCCTTAATGCTCACGATGTTTTCGGGGTGACTACATTTGGGAGTTACAATACAGATAGTATTTTTCCTTTGGGGCTCCGAGTCTATGAAGAAATGTCTTCCTATGCGGACGACAGGACCGAATGGTACGCTCCAAGAGTCTATGTAACCGATGACTATTCTTACATCCCCGGAACCTATGTGAAATACACTGACGCTGGCCTCAATCTTTCAAACGAAACAATGGTCATTGAACAGGTTAATTGGTCTGTGAATGATAGACAGACTGAGAATGTGGTATTGAAAATGGAGCGTGATGAATCATTAGGAGCAGGGGGAATCATTTCCTATCTGTTCCCGACTATCAGTGTGGGAAGACAAGGCCCTACTATCTATGGAAGTGCAGACGGAGGTTCTGCGTCTAATATTCTTAATGGATGGGAGGATAGCCAAGACCAGCCTATTCCCTATCAACCGACCTCTGCCTATGGCTTCGGTATTTTCGGAGAAGACCCATCCCCCCAAATTCCGACCGGGGGTAGCAGTCAATTGGGACCCCACGGGGGAGGAACCACAATCAGTCCGTGGTTCACGAGCAACAGACTTTCGGGCTCGTTTATGAATCGTGTGAAAGAGAAAATGGCGCTCAACGATATGACTATCGAAGTTGGATTTAGTATCTTAGGGCAGAAAAAGCCGAAGCCCGCTCCTTCTCTAATGCGTGGAGCCTCCGCCTCTTCCAATGTGGATATTCGACCCTCCGGTGGGGCGGCGTTCTCTGCGGGGAACGGCTTGGTATTGCCCGTTGGTGGAACCACAGGGGAGGGCTTTACAGACACAAGCGCCGTGGTGTCTTCTCTCTCGGGCAGAATCACTATGCCGAAGGATATTACCACCAGTGAAATATCCCTATCTTCCACCGTATCAATGACCGGCTCTGCTCATAGTGGGGCGGCTGTTATCCGAGTGAGGGCAACCTGTCTGAACAATAGCCAATCAGTCACGGGATTCTGCCCGATAAATGGCTCACTCTCCCGTGCCCTAACCGAAATACTCCCCCTCAGTAATCTTGAGGGTGTGGAAACCCCCGGGAACATTATTCAGATTGATATTTTCAGAGAGGCTGGGTTTGGTGGGGACACCTCTCCAAACTCCATCGTCATTAGTGATGTATCAGTCAATCTGCGACGCGGTGCCGTTGCTGGGTCTGCACCAGCCGACAGTTTCAAGCCTCAGACTTCGTAGATATTACGGAGTGCGAGAATTTCCCTTGCTCGCTTCCTCCCTATACCGTTAATTTCCATCAGTGATTTTTGCGTGGTCCTATGCGCGAGAATCTTTGGGATGCTACCAAATTTCTTTAGGAGGGCTTTGGCAGTCTTGGGGCTTACACCTTGAAGGCTGGCAAGCACCGCTACTCGTGGGTCTAATTCGCCCATTGGTATAATGCCCGCTGTTTTTTCACTCTCTTTCGCGGCTCCGACTATATCCATCTGTGTGTGATTAGTTACGAGCCAATCAACGAATTCGTCCATTGATTTAACCTCCATGTACCGTATCTTAGGAAAACGGTGGTAGAAGGTATGCTTGAAGTGACGGATAACAGCATCCATGCGCTCCCGCTCACGGGCTATCGCTTGGGGGTCGTGTCGCCCTTTGATGTATGGCTTGAGAACGGTCCCATACACAACCAGCATTGGATTAGAGAAACTCTCTTGAAGGTCAACCAATTGGGAAATAATAGTCCGCGTTCTTCCGAACCCCATGATGGAACGATAGAGGTCGTTGATTTCCTTTGCCTCTACTGCACAATCTCCGATGATATAGTCGCCCACTGATAACCGTTTGACCGTAGTGTTTTCACCGAGCCTTCTCTTGACTCTCTCGATGACTTTTTCGTTCTCCCGGTCGTCAATGACGAGCATACATCAGCCTTACTGAGAGGCTATTTGAAGCGTATCATCCACAGAAGCCGTCCCCACAACACCCGGACACCTTTTGATGGCAGGTAACGCAGGTAATGGACCCGTGCAGGTCCATGTACCCCTTGAGGCTTCCGCAGAAGGGACAGGGTGATGGCACCATCAATCCATCCCTCCACAGTACCAACAAGAGCCGTCACAGTACCCCTTTGATATGTACCAACGGGGGGAGGGGGCGTGGTCATAATGATTCACGATATGTCGGACTTGTTGGGAGGTTATCGCCGGTACATAATCACGCCAACCAAGTGTGCTTATGTACCCAGCAATTTGCTCAGTAATTTGGTCCCGATTCTCCCTGCTTACAGAATCGAGTGGAGAAAACAACCTTAGATGTTCAGAGAGATGTTGCACAAGAGCCACGCGAATTTCGTGACGGGGGTTGCTGGCTTTCGCGGCCCTCTCAAGGCAGGAAGGGAGGGGGACACTAAGGGCCTCTCCGACTTTGAGGTCCTTAACCGGAGAAAATGAGCGTTCTATGGCTGGGTTGTCTGATATCCACCTCACAATGTTCAAGCCACCACGAACCTTTTCACCTCTGAATGGGTCGCGGGACAATAGAGTTTTGGAGGGTAGTCGCGGAATCTCGTATCCGACAAAATCAGCCATGAATGACTCCACATCTATGTTCACCGCCCATCGTCCGCGGGTCGGATTGAAGGTGTCGGGAATCCTCGTTAATTTCTGAGGGTGTCCCACACCGTCGAGCGTTGAAAGGCCACGGGCCATCCTTCTCTGATAGCGGTCTATGTGCCGTGCTATCGCTAATCCCATGACTGCCTCATTGAATAACTCATGCACATGGAAGCCCCTCCCTGTGGCTACAACCCTAATATCTCCACTTAGACGAGAAATCAGCGTGTGAACATCACTGCGTACTACATCCATTCCCTTGTCTTCTGTGGTGTCGAAATCCCACCAAGCACGGTCAATCACCACCGATTCGGGGTCGGTCTTCCATGACCTCTCCGGCTGGGTTCGGTTGAAGCCATAGAGAGAGGTGTAACATGACGCCTTCCCATTTAGAGTCTGAATATATGAATCAAAATCTTCACGGGTGTTGCACAATTGACGCCGCAAACCTATTTCACGAGGGAAACCAAGAAGAGTCATAGTATCACTCCGCTTGTTTGTGTCCGCAGACCCGACACTTTGAGACAGTAACTTCTTCATTGAGTCCATCCTCTTGTCCCGTCACTCTTCTCATCTTTTCATGGTACAACCAATCATCACAACCACACTCGTTACAAATGATGGTGATTTCTGTTTTCATTGAAACATCTCCGGTCCTAATCCTGTTAATTCGGCTTCACATGACGCTGAAAAGTCACACCACTGAGGGCAAAAATAGTCGTTCCAATTCATCACCCACTCTTGGGAAACTAACGAGGCGATAGTGCCACTTAAGGATTTCTCCAAAGCATTGATAGACCGCGACGATACCGGCTCTAATATCGCTATTCCCGCGTTTTCACCGAGCCAAATATGCTTGCCCCTTTTGGTGCCCTCCAACAATAATTTATCAGTGGTGCCGGAAGAGTTAATCTCGTAATCGGGGGTGATGTACAGGAAATGTGTGACTTCATCGTACCCCAATTTGGATAACAGACGCAGATAGAATGCTAATTCCTTGCGTGTGCGGCTGAGTTTTCCCATGTTCATATTTCCTGTCTTCAATTCCACGAGTATTAATCCACCATCGGGGTGACGCAATATCCCATCTATCATTCCCACCCACACTATTTCAATCATGTCGTGGCCTTCATCGTCGTTGGGGATAGCCCATAACTCGTGAACCTCATGCTTGACCTCTGATTCGACCACATGGAGGCCGTCGAAGTGGTCTGCAATTTGGTGTACCAAAGATAACAGAGAGCCAATAGAGGGGTCGTCCTCGACCCCCTGTTCCTTCGCAACCTCCATTATGACTTCGGGCCCTTTCAATAAGCCTGCTGAATGGACCTCGTGAACCGCACTACCGCGTAGCATAGCCTCTGTGGGAGGGGGACGAGGCAATCCGCTCACATACCTCCACCAAAACTGACGGGGGCATAATAGCATGGTCATAAACGAGGATTTACTGACTCTCAATATCCCCTCTCCGGGGATGTATGAAGAATTCGCTGACTGTTGCTCACTCGCTTTCATCTGCACCACCCTCATTAGAGGGGGCGAGTGAGCGTGGCATAGCCTTTCGCACTTTATCCCATCCCATATCGGCGACTTCTTTTCCGACTATGTTCTTGGCAATTACTCTCCCCCGAAGAAGTCCGTGATTCATTCCTTCCTTTTCTCGATTAAAGGAGGTGTACCACCACACTTCCGAGGGGTCGTGAAGACCCAAAGAGGCCGACAAAACTCCAATATCGTCACTCATAACCAACACGCGCATACTCTCCAATCCTCCTTATTGATTAATCAATCTATTCCTCTTCATTAACATACGAGCCGAAGTCATCTATGGATGCCTGTTCGGTATCGAAGTCATATCCACAGATGGGACAATTGTTGCCCTCAGTGGGTAGATTCTTGAGTAGTGGTCGATAGATAATCTCTTCGTCATCACATTGGGGACAGGTGATTTCCTCTACCAAACCATGCTCCTGCAATAGCGCAAAAAACATGGTGTTTTGACGGTTTATCTGACTCATCATGTGACCTATGGCGGTCATAGTCTGTTTGCGGAAGTCCATCATCTCCGCGTATATCTGCCTAATGGCAGGAGGCTCTTCAAACGGCTCCGTCATACTGTGTCCTCGGTGCGTCTGCTTATAACCCTGCCTACAACCAAACTGAGCCACTAACACCGTTCAAGGCGTTCTCAATCGGTTGGAGTGACCAGCCCATCATATCATAATAGGGGCTGATTTTCTTCACAATAAATCGCTCTGCGAGAATGCGGTACCCAATTTCCTCAATCCCCTTAATCTCAGAGGGAGTATCAAACGCAATATAACGCCCCTTGTCGTTGATGGTCGAGAGAAAATAAGACCCGTTTCGATATCCCTTGCCGAGATATTCATTGGCCCACGCCGCGCCCGCGTTCGTACCGGATAGGACCTTGTACTTGTCGAGGTCCCTCTTCAATTGTCCCTTGATGCAGAGGTCTTCGGCGTCTATGTCGCCCCTAACGACCGACTCCACCAAGAGGGAGATTTCTTCGGTTATTTGTTCTTCGTCCTCCCCCTTTAGTACCGAGTGTATCACCTTCTTCATCACGCTCTTCATCACCTCGGGCATACGACTCTGCTTCAATTCTATGCCCTTGATATAGATATGAGGCTCGGGCCAAGCCACAGCGGCGGCATACCTGTTCTTCTCCTTCAACAACAGGCGACTACACCATTTCTCAAATTGAACCTCAATTGGAGCAAGACGCTCATTGATTTTCTTCACGAGAGCCTGTCCCTCTTGGGGTGAACCAATCCGACAGAAACATGAATCCGTATGCCCGTAAATAACCTCGGACCCTTCGGACTCTGATATCTTCTTCAAGGATTTCAGCGTTTGTCTGCTTGTGTATGTGATAGCGGCGGCCACCTCCGGGTGATAGAGTGCATACTTAGAATCTCCTGCTATGCCGTACATGGAGGCGACCAACGATTTACAGGCGTACTGCAAGGTGTCCCATTTAACCGCATTTACAGGGTCAGTTTTCCTCTTCTTCTTGTAGTGGTTACGAAGGAAAGTCATTCCGTCCATCTGTCGTACAAGAAGTCCCGTATGCTCTTGAGAAAAACAGGTTCCGTTCCCACAATCTTCTCCGTCGGGGTCGAGAGTAGTCCAGCAGATGTTATGCTTCCGTGCGTTACTGTGATACATGGCCTTGATATCGAGAATGCCAATGTCGTCATGTACACCCACAATGGGCTCCATTACTTCGGCCCCATCGTACTCCACCTTATCGAATTGTGGTTTGCTGGGAATCTGCCGGTTGAAAAATTTATCACGCAGACAAAGGACGGTGAAGACCTTCGTTACGAATGGGGCGGAGCGGAAGTCGCATTGAACGAGGTGTTGTATCGCCAAGAGGTAATCAATTGCGTTCACGAGAAAATCGAGGCGCGGCAGAAGCATAGTGTCCTGCAAACAGTAATCGAGATAGAGGGGGAAATCGGTGTAGTATGTATCGTGACCGTCCTTCAATTCGACCTTACTATCTCCCAAGCAGTGCTTCGCTACATCACCGAGGCCATAGCCTGCTAATTTTCCATTTTTCAATTCCCATAACTTAGAGAAGGCAACCATGAGGTCAATACAAAGACGCCCGACGATTGGTTGGGCCCAATCCCCATACTCATAGCGCAGGCGACGCACAGGGGAGAGGTGAGTAGCGTTGAGTTGGTTGGCTTGGCATCTTTCAATGATGGTTTTCACATCAGCCTGCGTAACATACCAGCCGGTGATAATATCGGGGTCCTGTTCCTTCATCTCGTTGACGAAAGAAGTCAGCATCTCCTTTTCTGTATCGAAAAACTGTGTTGGTTGTCCGTTGACTGTTTGCATTCCTGCTTCGTAGTCCTCATGCACAGCCCACACTAACTGAGCGTCTGTGTAATTATCTAAGACTGATATTATTCGCATGGAGTTAGTTTCGGGATGCCATTCACAATCCATGTACCAAATTCTATGGTCATAATTAGCGATATTTTTCCCGGTGTCCTTGAACCGGTCGGCCAAGACCCTGTTAACGAAGGGGATATTAGCCTCCCATGTGGGTCCTATCTTGGCGATTTGTCCCACATGGTACGGTTGGCTCGTGATGACCTTCATCAAAGGCTCTCCGTATAGGCCGGTGTAGCCACGCTCAGTCTTCAAGACCTCGTAGTCCTTCTTGTACCCGTAGCCATCAAAGAGAGTTTCACCCTCTGTTTCTTCTACGAAGCAGTAAGGAAAATAACTGCTGATTGATAGAGTTTGACGCACACGATTCTCGTCGCGGTATCTCACTAATACTTCTCGGCCGCGGCCGCGCTCGACAATCATGTTCTCACGACTTGCTGAATCGGCCGCGTGGTCGAGTCGGTATGTCGTGCTTTCGTAGCCAATTGTGAATGCTCATGGCGCTAACGCCGTTCTCATCCCCTATGTCTTGGCAGGAGCGGTGATTCCCGATGTATTCCTGCACCAAGTAGTCCTTCTTTCGATAGGGAGGGGTTGGAGGCTTAAGTCGAATCAAAATGTCGGCGAAAATGGTCCCTCCGTCCTCATCTCTCCATGAGAAGCGAGTTTTACCGAAGCGGGCAACCTCTACATCCAATTTCCAGCCCCCGGAAGTCCGTGTGATATCCGGGTCCATAGAAATGTGCTTCATGCCTTCACCCATCTACAATCCCCGCTTGATATATGAAGTCCCGTTCGCCATGAGTTATAAGCATGGCTATGCCTTGATTGAAACTGCGGAAGTCTAAGAAATTCAGAGTCAGACTCCCGTTGAGGTGTTGAAGAACATGATTCAACCCCCCGTGATAGGCGGCCTCAAATGACCCATCATTGAGGGGGATATCATCACGGAGAACAGTGGTCGTGGCTCCCTTCAAGTCCCCTCCCACAGTGAGGGACAAAACACGGTCCTTGAGAGTAAAAGTGAAGGTGTTGCTCTTCTGAGAATTCATGTTCACACAACGAACGGCCTCAAACAATTCGACAGCATCAATTTCCGCACTGAACATGGGGTTTATTTTGGTTCCATTTTTCGTGGTGTAAAGCACTGTGCCATCACCGGAGGGAAATGAAGAGGAATGGTATGTTATCGAATTGGCTTGCTCCATTGAGCGTCGTTCCCATTCGCCGAGGCTGTGTGGGCTATGTGGGAATGCCTTCGCGTTTTCGCTGGCTAAAAGGGTGGTTGACTTGGCGCCGGATTTCAGCCGTAGTTTTCCATGATGAAAACTGAGAGTGAGTAACCCACCGTGAAATTTCAGAGCGCCTTTGATGCGCTCAATGTCGGGAATCGGTATGGCGCACCCTGTCGGGGACTCGGCATCACAGGAGAAACGAGATAGAGAGGTCACGCCGTCCTTGACGAGAGAGGTCACGCTTGCAGTGCCCTGTCCGTCCCCGCGTATCATACAGGCAACGACTTGTGGATTGGTTGCGCCAGCCACGGTATGCTTACGCTGGGTCCTATCCAACAGCCCTTTAAGCGCGGAGGTTTGAATCTTCATCTCAATGACCCCAATAACCAACTCGTCGGGCAAATCGGATTGCCGCACTCATCATGTTGATATGCTTATCCATGATTGCGTCATCCTCACTATCGAAGCACTCGTCTTGCTTTAGAATCCGTTGGAGAGTGAACCACTCCCTGTCCCAATGCCACCACTTCTCGTAGTATCGCTGTAATTCGTCGGCGTTGAAGCCCATGTATTGTGAGAAGATGGAGCCCAAAGCGACAATTTGGTCATAGGCCCCTTCCCACTCCTTGTTGTGTTCCACCCACTCCAACCAATCTTGAAAGTGAGGCTCTTGACCCGTGATGATAGGGGGTGTGTGTATTTCTGCCTCAGTCATACTGTATCACCCGGAGAAGGGAAGCCTGCATCACACAGGCGGTTGAAGCAGAGGGAACAGTAGTTACCCGTGCCGTCACCGTGGACGCCTTGATAGCAATAGTGCCGACGACATTTGGGAGTGTCGCAAACGGGGGAATCAGCCCTCTTTCGACCCGCCATCGTCAGACTCTCCCTCGGTTGTAGGTGCCTCCGGTTCCGGCTCGGCTTCGTCCCATGTTAGGAACGGGAGCCCGGCCCATTTAACCTTGCCGCCCTTGACGGATAGAACCGTGTGTGTAGTCCCCAAGTATTCCATATTGCGGCCCTTCATTTCCTCAATCTCGGCCTTGATGGCCCACTCGCCCTCTGAGAGCGACTTGTCGGGCTTCACGCCCGCCGCTGGGTCGGGGTCCCTCATGTATCGAGTTAGGAATACCTGCTGTGAGAAGAGCCTCATGGTTCCCTTCTCCCACTCGGGGCGCTCTCCGATGGTCATTAGGACCTTCTTGCCCGTACCGTCATTGACGAATTCCTTGATTTCCTTCAAGTGGAAGGTGAAGAAGACCTTCGGGATAGGCAGACCGTGAATGCGGTTGACTGTATCGCGGAATAACTGATTGCGAATCCTCCACTCGGCTTGGTTGAATTTGTCCCCGTTCGCCGGGTCCACAGGATTTTTACTTCTGTTTTGCAGAACATAGGTCATGGCGTGTTCACACCACTTGAGGAAGGTGGAGCCACCATCAAAGACAATAGCACCGTACTCGTCGGGACTCTCCTTGACCTTCTCCGCGAGTATGTTGACGAACCAATTCACCTTATCCACGAGAGCGACATAGTTAGTGGTGTTATCCTCGTTGAATATGGACTCGTCGGTTTCATCATAGATTGGAAGAACCTCAATATTAGGAGTATTGGGGAAAACGAAATCCACCGTGGCTTTCGCGCTATTATCAATGTCGAATACGACGACCTTTTTCCCTGCGGCAATCGCGGATTGGCACAGGTCCAAAGCGAGCCCGGTCTTCGCCGTGTTCTCGCGGCCGACAAGGGCCATGCGAACATCAACGACTTGAGCGCGGGTGTTCTCAAACAAGTTACGGTAGTATGCACCGTCATAGACGGGTGCAGGCGGAGCCTTAGAAGCAGTAGTTTTTCCACCGCTCTTCTGTCCCCAGCCCTGTTGCGTCACTCGTCCCACCTCTCCGTATCATCGAGCGTTACATCGTCCCCGTTAACCACCGGGATTACATCGTGAGCGTACCAACCATTTACGGTCAATCGTATATCATCCTCACGGGTGCGCCATACTTGTCCGAACAGCATCACCTTTGTTCCGATGGCAAACTCAATCTTGTCCGCATGGACCCCGGACACGAATACCTCCTGTGGGGGAGCGAGTGAAGTGATATCCAAATCACTCACGATTAGAACACAGCCGCCGTTATCGCGTGGGTCCATGTGAATGACTTCACCAACCACGGCGATATTACGGTCATACCAACCATCAGTGCCTTGATTCTCATTGAGGAAGGGTTCTAACGAGTCGAAGTTACCGAGGAAGTCATCACCGAGCAATTCTGTTATCAAATCCAAAGGTGGAGCGGAAAATATCTCCTGCTTGGTAGCATCCTCGTTAAAGACGGACAGACCGTTGCGAACAGCATAAGCGACCGCCGGGTTACGGCCGGTCTTGAGTGCGATTGTTCCAGCAACGAAGGTCGGAGGATAGAGAGTATCGGCCGCTTTACCCCCGGCCTTGACTGAGAGAAGGGTCGGCGTGTCGCTGGTGCCCTCCTTTCGGCCCAAGAATAGACAGGTGCGCTCGCGCTCATCCTGTGGTCGGGCTTTGCCGTATTTGAAATTGGCGTCACCGGAAGGATATGTGGGGTTGTTCTTATCCCACACAACATAGAAGGAGGTTAAGCCGTCACTCAGCGTAACGGTGTGACGAGGCAATTCCGAAACCGTGGCTTCGTCTATGCCCTCCCCACCGTTGAAGAAGGCCCCGCTTCCGCGGCGTTGATATGTTCCATCTCCGTTTGAATTGAAGATAACGACTGAACCATCACGAACGAGAGTATCTGTGGCCTCGACCGGAAGACTCTCCAATTGATTCTTCATCTTGTTGTAAAGGATTTTACCCCACTCCTTCGGGCGTGGGACACTGATGAACATACCCTCAAAGCGGGTTGCCCCGGAACGGGACATTTGGGCGTTAGAACGACCAATCATCTGTGCGGCCACGCGCACGGATAGAATGTTACAGGCGGCCTCGTCGTGTCCGGCGCGGACCCAATCAGCGCCCTTATCTTCAAGGATACCAGCGGCAACCTTAGATAGATTCTCGGGGGTAGTGTTGAGGCTCGTTGCCAAGTTGTTAATCATGTCGTCTGCCATAGTGTTCTCCCCTCCGGGTATTTTTGCCGAGTTTGCTATTGCATATAACCTAATCGGTCACACACATACGGACGAAATTTGCCCTCACTATTTCCGGTGATATTCCTAAGAAGAGGTCCCTTTCGGCCGTGATAGCGGCCTCTATAACCCGCATCTTGGAGGTATTCTTGGCGTTAATCTGCACAGCGTAATTGAACACCTCCCGAATTCCCTCACGGGTTTGATATGGAGATAGGAGAGCGAGGGATGCGTTGTAGTCCTTGTCCTTGAAAGACAGACGGAGAAAAGTAGAGGCATCGGGAGCCGATGATACGAAGGAATTGATGAATGTTACTCGCTCCGCGGGGGAAGCCACGGAATAATATTGGATAGCGTTAATTGCATTCCGAAGGTCCCCTTCGTGATGCTTCACTATGGCCGAGAGATGGCCGTCGGGTATCTCCACAGCCTCGCGCCCAGCGATATAGGATAATCGGTCGGTCATATCCTCGTCATTGATGGGATAGAATTCTATCAGACGACAGCGTGAAATAAGATAGTCGCTGATTTTCCCGAGGTCATTACAGGTCAGAATGAAATATCCCTGTGCGTTTTCTATCACTCCCTTCAAGGCCGCTTGGGCCGCTGGGGTCAATTGGTCTGCCTCATCCAGTAAGATAATCTGATTCTGATTACCAATGGTAGTGAGAGGAAGCAGGTCGTCTTGAACGAAGTCAATCCCGCGCTCACGCTTGGTGCTGGCATTGAAGATGTGGATAGGCCAATCGAGAGCATCAGCGAGGGCGAGAGCGTAACTCGTTTTACCCACACCCGGAGTTACGGAGTGCAGGAGGGAATGTTGCAATTCGGGGTTCATTCCATCTTCTACTTTCAAGTGAGGTTGCCCCACAATTTCAGACAGCGAAGGTCTGTACTTCTGTGACCACACCGTCATGTGTCTATCGTCCTTTCAATGAGAATTGACTGAACCGCCTCGTATAGCGGTACCATCTCCCGGTGCATCCTCCCCACCATAGGGGCAGTCGCGCCGCGGATATCCGACTCAAGAGCCGTGGCTATACCCAATGCGAGTCCACGAAGGAATTCGCTGGGTATTTCCTCGGCATTTCCATAAATTTCCTGCCACGGGCCGTCGTCGTCAAAGTCCGGGTCCGTCATCACAGCCAACCGGTTTTTCATATCATGGATGAAGTGGAGATTATCGTCGGTCATTATACGGGCCAGCCCCTTGTATGTGGGGACATTGTTCTCCATTGAGCCTGCGATAACATTCATCATTTGACTTAACCACCTCTCATCCATGAATCAAATACGACGACAGCGTTAAATGAGGCTTTCTATCGTATGTGTCGTTTTCAGTCGATTTTGACTCCATGCGCTCCGATATAGGGCGCGGCGTGAGAGCCCCTGTACTCTCAAGGACGGGGACGGAAACCTTCGTCTTAGTCATTCTATGCAGGGTTCGCTTAGAAAATTTGGAACGCACACAGGGAACGCACCATCCCGTGAAGACCCCATACTCAATGACGGGGTTCGGCATCATGTTGTTACAGAGTTTGCACACCACCTTAGCGGGCGCGTTAGGAAATAATTCGCGCCGTGCTTCGGCTTGAACCTGTTGGGCCTCTTCGGGAGAGCAGAAAACCTCATCACTCATTCTATACAGTCCCCCTTTTCATCCCTTCTCAATCTCCATGTGTTACCGGGTTTTCCTCGGGCCTCATGCACCTCCGCCCATCTTGATTTCGCTAAGATACCGGCTACTTGGTGGGGAGTAACGGACAGCGTGGTTTGACGCACAAGGCGCCCGTTCTTGAAAGTCATGTTCTCCACGATATCATGCGTGGAGCAGGGCTCATGTTCCTCAAGATATCGCTTCATGGCCTTGAGAACATTGGAAGTCCTCATTTTCCGTGTGCGATACCCCATATTCAATCCCCCTTTTCCTTGAAATCTCGATGTGCTGTTGGCAGGCGGTGTTGTCGTCGGACGGCGAGATTGTTCACAAGGTTGGCAACATTGGTCGCGCCCGTATCAAATCGCTTCGCGGCCACATCATCTCCCTCGGGTACCATACGGTCCCGAAGGGCCGCCAATTCGATACACTCAGTAACGAGTTTCAGTATCTCATACTCCGCGTGTATGACTGTCTTGGCTCTCGTCATGCTGTCGCCTCCATATTACCCTGTACGCAATCGCGTATAAACGCACCGGTCGCTTGATTTATAACGCTCGGACACAGTGAAGACATTTGGAGTCCCCCCTGCGGAACACTCGGATTCGGCCGC